CTAGGCGGCTTCCTGAACTTCGGCGGCCACCGCTTCGGGGATTTTCCGGAGATCAACTCGACCCCAGAGCGTTCGGAGCCCGACGGTCTTCATCGCCTGCCAGAAGATCTCCTCCAGCCCGTCCAGCCTAGCGCGCCTCATCTCGACCGTGGGCTTCTGATACACGCCCTTGATGCCCGCCCTCTTGTGCCCCATGGACTCGTACGCGAGGGGCTCGGCCACCCCGATCTCCGACTGCCACGAGTCGTGCGTGCTGCGCAGGGCCTGGATATCGACACCGGGGGAGATCGGCTCCCACGCGGCCCGGAAGGACACGCCCTGCCGCCGCTTGCGCTCCGGCCGGCCGTCTGCCGCCGGGCGCAGCGCCCGGGACCAGTTGCCCCGCCGGTAGAGCTTGCCGTTGGGCGTGCTGAAGACGCGGTCGTACGGCCAGTCGTCGAGGTGATACCGCATCAACTGGGCGAGGAACGGAGGCAGGTCCACGTCCCGTGTACTGCCGTCGTTCTTGGTCTCCTCGATCCCGTGGAACAGGCCGATCTTGTTGCCCGCCTCGTCGAACAGGTCGTACTCGGCGCACTCCTCCACGATCTTCATGACCGGGCACTCGAAGATGCCGCCCCGCCAACGCTGCTGACGCATGCCCAGCGCGTTGTCTCGGTGCAGACCGAAGCCCTCGCCGTACCGGGCGGTGGCGAACGCGGTCACCAGGACGCGCAGCCCGAGCACAGGGCCGAGCCGGTCTGCGAGCAGGACCACCTCTTCCGGCGGCACCGTCCCGTCGTTGCCCACCTTCTTCTTCGGCTTGTCCTTCACCGCGCCCGCACCGGTCGGCTTCGTACGGCGGCGCCCGTAGATCGGGTTCACGTCGCGGAGGCCGGCGTCCATCGCCGCGGTGAGGATCGTCGACAGCAGGCTGACGACGTGCCCGCGGGTGACGTCGTCCGTGGGGATCGTCTGCTGCCAGCCGTCCACGTCGAACCAGTTGAAGGCCCGGATCGGCGTGTGCTCCCACTTGGGCAGCAGGTAGGTCTCCAGGTAGCGCCACCTGGTGGTGACGGTCTGGCCGCGTTTGGAATTGTTGGCCATGAAGCGGCGGGAGAAGGTCCCGAACGTGGTCTCCTGGAGCTTCGGGTCGATCCAGGTGCCGGCGTTCGCCTTGGCCTCTTCCTGCTCGGCCCAGCGCAGCGCGGTCGCCTGGGTGGGGAAGCCCGACTTTCCCGGCCAGGCAGGCTTGGATCCGGGCGGGGCCTTGTACCGGCCGCGCCACGTGTACTGCTTGGTCCGCTTCCCGTTGCGGTAGCGGTAGACCTTCTCGGCATACGCCATTGGCTCACCTCTGTGGGTGCGTGGGTGTGGTGTTGGGGACGGCGGCCTGATTCCCCCCAGACCGCCGTACGCCCCTCGGCAGGCGCCGCGCTCAGCGGCCCTTGGTGACCGGTTCTCGCCAGGGTGGCACGAGGCCGGCGAGCAACTGGTCAGTCACGTACACCACGTGGCCGGATCGCACCGGCCTCACCCACAGCAGCACGCCGAACGGCATGCTGGACACGCGTAGAAACCTGACCATGCAGGTCCCCTCACCCCGATACTGGGCGGCCCCCGTCGGTCCGGTCATGCTGCCACAAGCGTGTACGTGGTGTGAACGTATTGCGCCATCTGATGACTAAAAAGATTCAGTCACCCGTTATCTGACGGTTCGTCTGCTACTTCCCCGAGGCGATCGAGGTGTCCCTCCTGTGCCTCCCACCGCCTCAGCGTGGCTCCGAGTCCCTCCGCGCCTGCGCCTTCGCGGCCCTTGAGGATGACCACCGCTTCGCCGTCGGGGCCGATGGGGATCAGCCGGGTGTCAAGGGCCTGCCCGTCGGCGAGGGCCTGGGTGATCCGGTAAGGCAGCCCACGAAGGCGCAAGGTGGGGCCGGTCGATGCTGCCGGCGGTGCGAGGTAGGTCGGCTTGCCGCCTTGGAGGACGGCTTCGATCGAGCCTGGCGCCCACCCGAGCCCTACGGCGTAGAGCCGCATTGACGCGTTGATTCTCTTGAAGGGTCCGCCCCGCTCGATGCTCTGGACGACGGACAGGCTGATGTCGTAGCGCGCGACCACGTCCTCTTGGGTCAGACCTTGAGCCGCCCGGCCCTCGGCGAAGGCTCGGCCTAGCCGTGTCCACTGTTCGTCCATGAGACCCCATGATGCACCAACTCATGCAACACGGGCAGTCGCTTCCCGGCCTTTTGACCAGCGCTGTAGGCGGATTCTAAGGGCGCACGTGTTGCATTCTGCGCCCGCGATGCGCCCCCAGGTCTCGAAATCCGAGGGTTCATGACGCGCCAAAACCCTCGGAAGGCTTGCGGATTCCAAGGGATAGGTCTTAGATTCCAAGGGTGACACCGAACGGACCCCTTATCCGGGCCATCCGCAGGTCTCAGAATCTGAGTCTCCGCGGACTTGCCCGTGCCACCGAGCGCCAACCGAGCCACATCAGCCGCCTTGAGCGCGGTCAGTGCGGCGCGAGCGACGACACGGTCGGCCGGATCGCAACGGCCTTGAGGGTGCCGGTCGACGCCATCGTCATCCCCCTGACCGAGGAGTCCCCGTGACCGCCAAGGCCACGCGCAAGGCCGCCATCCCCACTCAGGCCGCTCCGCCGAGCATCGAGTCCCTGGAGCGGCTCACGCCCGAGCGCGTCGTCGAGCTGGGTCTCACGACGCACACCGCCAGCACCTTGAAGAAGAAGGCGCAGCGGCACCAGATCCACCACCACCGCGAGGGCGGCGTCCCGACGGGGCGCATCTACTTCACCCGCGAGGACTGCGCGAAGAACACCGCCGCCGAGGCATTCGGCCCGGTCGCGCTCAGCGCCTGACCCCGACGCACAGAGGGGCCGCCCGGACGGCCATCCGGAACGACCCCCACGGCTCCACCTCACCCACCTACGCAGATCAGAGAGGTTTCGCCATGTCCGAACAGCCTACCTACCCGGGGCGGCTCGCCACGATCGGCGAGCAGCGACCCGTGCTCCTGGCCCTCACCTACCTGGCCACCACGTTCCCCGAACTCCCTTCGGCGTACATGGTGGGACACCGTCACCTGACCAACGCCATCAGCCTCCAGATGGACAAGGGGGCGGACGTCGAGGCGTGGCGCGTCGCGCTCCAGGTCCCGGCGGACGCTGTGCACCTGGACAGGTACTCCGACTACACCTCGATCCAGTTCGACACGATCGTGGCGGGCGTCCCGGTGAAGGTCTACGGCTCGACCCCGCTGCTGCCGGACCGCGCGGCGCTGTCGCCGCAGGAGGACGCCGAGCGTCGGGCCCGCGCCGCGGACATGGAGGCGCGGCACCAGGCGGCAGAGGCGGTCACGCAGGTGATGCCGCTGGCCGAGGCCAGCTTTGCGGCCGACGTCGCCGCCGGGATCGCCGAGACTCCCGAGGCGTGGGCGGAGCGGACCGGGCTTGTCCCGGGGCCGCGCGCCGCCGCCGACGCGGAGACGGGCGGTGCCCTGTGAACGCCCCGCTGAGCCCGGAACAGCGGGCCACGATCCTCGCGCAGCTCGGTGACGCGAAGCCTGCGACTGACGGCCTGCTGGAATCCTTCGGCAAGTCCATCGCCGACCGGCGCGGCCACTCCCACCCGACGTGGGAGGACATCTTCTGCCTCAACCTTGCTGCGTACATGGGCGAGAAGGCCGCACCCGTGCTGCGCCGTCTGCTCGATGCAGAGGCCGAGGTCGAGGGACTGCGGTCGGAGCGCGACCAATTCGCTGACCGGGTCGACACCCTCACCTCGGTCGCCAAGAGCAACAAGCGCGCATACGGCGAGGCGGTCGGCACGGTCGCCGCTCTAGAGCAGAAGCGCGTCGAACTGGAGAAGGTCGCCAACGCCGAGCGCGAGCGCGTCGCGGAGCTGCTGGCCGAGGCCCAGTTCGTCACCGAGTACCGGATCGCCACCAAGACCCGTGGGCGCCTGCGCGTGCGGCCGTCGGCGGTCGGTGACCGGCTGTGGGCGGTGACGACGAGCCCGTTCCACGGCCGCGAGGCGTGGACGCCGGACGGCTGGCAGCCGACGCACGGGCTGCTGGACGAGCAGATCTTCCGCTGGACGCGGGAGCAGGCGCTCGACGCCGCGCTCGCCGAGGCGGGTGAGCGCCCGTGATGTGGCTCGTCTACCTCGGTGCCGCCGTGCTCGTGGTCTTCGTCGTCGGCGGCCTGGACGACCAGCGTCGCCGCCGCGCCGAGGCCCGTGTCGAGCTGGCCCGCGCGCACGAGGCCCTGCACGTCCCGCCGGCCGGGGTGTACCGCGAGGCGCCCGCCCGCGCCCACCGTGACGCCCGCAGACTGCTCGGCCACATTCCCGCCCAGCGCGACGGGAGCAGCCGATGAGCACCGCCTTGATCGTCATCGGCGCCGTCATCGCCTTCAACGTCCTCGCCGCAGTCGCCGGTTACCGGCACCAGTCCGTGCGGCCCGACCGCCGCCGCAACACCACACCCAAGGGGAACCGATGACCGGACCCGAGCACTACCGCGAGGCCGAGCGCCTGCTCGACCGAGCCCACCACTACACGTACGGCGACGGAGGCGACCCGATCACCGGCACCGCATTCGCCACCGAGGCTGCGGCCCACGCCACCCTCGCCCTGGCCGCCGCCACGGCGCTGGCCGACGCGGGCGCGTACGACGGCATGCCGATCGAGGACTACAACGCCTGGCGCAACGCCGCCAGCGCCGTCGCGGACGACAAGGTCGGTGAGAACCAGTGACCACCTTCACCTTCGCTCCCGCCACCCGCGAGCAGGCCAAAGCCCGCATCGGGCTTCAAGGACCGGCCGGTTCCGGCAAGACCAAGACGGCGCTCAGGATCGCGCAGGGCCTCGCCAAGGGCGGACCGATCGGCGTCGTCGACACGGAGCGCGGCTCGGCCAAGAAATACGCCACCGTGCCCGGCCGACCCGACCTCGGCGGCCACGAGTTCGGCCACATGCCGATGGACACCCACGACCCCCGCAACCTCGTCCAGGCCGTACGCGCCGCCGAGGACGCGCAGATCGAGGTCCTCATCGTCGACTCCTGGTCCCACTTCTGGAACGGGCGCGGCGGCCTGCTGGAGATCGTCGAGGAAGCCGGATCCGCGAAGGGCTCCGGCGGCACCTTCGGCGGCTGGCGCACCGGCAACCCGATCGAGCAGCAGATGCTCGACGCCCTGCTCAACTACCGCGGTCACCTGATCGTCACCATGCGCACCAAGGGCGACTACGTGATCGAGGGCAAGAAGGTGACCAAGGTCGGCGTCAAGGCGGTGCAGCGCGAGGGCGCGGAGTACGAACTCGACGTCGTGATGGACATGGTCGAGGGCACCGCCACCGTGACCAAGACCCGGTACGAGCCGTTGACCGGCCTCGTCGTGCATCACCCGGGCGAGGACATCGGCGAGGTGATCCTGGAGCAGCTCGGCCAGGGCGTCGATCCGGTCGCGGTGTTCCTCGACGAGCTGCGGGCCGAGGGGCTGACGTATCAGGGTGCTCTGGAGATCCATGGCCGGGCCGAGCGCCGTGGCCTGCTGGGCGCTCCTGCCGCGCACCCGGTGACGGGCGAGGCGATGCCGCTCGGCGAGGCCATCAAGGCGGTGGGGATCGCGCTTAGGCCGTCGGCGCCCGCGGCGTCTTCCTCACCGACGACCCCGGCACACGGAACACGTAAAGAGGACGAGGCGCCGTCGCCCGCGCGGACCGGCAGCGACGCGATCAGCCCGCAGATGATGCGGAAGATCTTCGCGCTGCTGAAGGCGGTCGGCGGCCCCGAGGACCGTACGGAGCGGCTGCGGGTCGTCGGGCTGCTGCTCGGCCACCCGGTCGGTTCGATGAACGAACTGAGCTTCAACGACGGCGCAGAGCTGATCGACACGCTCGCCGCGTTCGACGGTGACGGCGGGCGCGAGCGCTTCGCCGCGACCCTCGACAAGCTCGCCGCCGAGTTCACCCCGGCCGCCTGATCCACCATCCCGCGGGCCCGGCACCCCTTCCCCTGTGCCGGGCCCGCACCACCCAGAGAGGAGGTGCACCCGATGGTGGACCCCACCCCCGAGCAGGCCGAGGCGATCGCCACGTACGGCGACGGGCTCGACCTGGTGCTCCAGGCCGGGGCCGGCTGCGGCAAGAGCAGCACGCTGAAGCTGATCGCCAAGAGCGACCCGCGCCGCTCGATGACGTACATCGCCTACAACCGCTCGATCGCGGCCGACGCGAAGCGCAGCTTCCCCGGCAACGTCGTCGCGAAGACCGGTCACGGCCTGGCGTTCGATCCGCGCTACCTGCCGCGCATCCAACGGCCCGTGCAGACCGCCCTCGACGCCGCCAAGGCCCTCGGCATCGAGCGGCTGACCGGCGGTGTGCAGCGCGTCCTTACCGACCAGGGCAAGCAGCACGCCCTCACGTCCAAGGTCGTGATGCGGATGGCGCTCGACACCCTTGGCCGGTTCTGCCACGGCGCCGACGACGAGATCGCCCGCCGTCACGTGCCCCGCTACGACAACCTCACCGCGCCCGAGACCCGCGACCGGATCGCTGAACTGGTCCTGCCCGTGGCCCGCCTGGCGTGGTCGGACATCACCAGTGGCGACGACGGTGCGCTGAAAATGTCGCACGACCACTACTTGAAAATCTGGGCGCTCAGCCACCCCCGGATCGAATCCGACGTGGTGCTGCTCGACGAGGCGCAGGACACCAACGACGTGCTCGCCCGCGTGCTGCTCGACCAGGAGCACTCCCAGCGGATCGCCGTGGGCGACAGCGCTCAGCAGATCTACGAGTGGCGCGGCGCCAAGGACGCCCTCGCGACGTTCGAGCGGGAGCTGGGCGCCGAAGTCCGCACGCTGTCCCAGTCGTTCCGCTTCGGGCAGCCGATCGCCGACGAGGCCAACGCCTGGCTCTACCACGTCGGTACGCCGCTGCGCCTGACCGGCTGGCCCACCGCCGAATCCGTCGTCGGCCCCGTCGAAGAACCGGACGCCGTGCTGTGCCGCACCAACGGCGGCGCAGTCGGCATCGTCATGGAGGCCATCGGCGCCGGCCGCAAAACGGCGCTCGTCGGCGGCGGCATCGAGCTGAAGAAGCTCGCCTGGGCCGCCGAGGCGTTGCAGTCCGGGCGCACCACCGACCACCCGGACTTCATCGCGTTCGACAGCTGGGCGGCGGTACGCGAGTACGCCGAGGAAGAGGACGGCAGTCTGCGCGTCCTGGTGAAGCTGATCGACGACTACGGCACGAAATCCATCATCGGCGCGGCCGACGCGCTCGCCTCCGAGGACGCCGCCGAGCTGGTCGTGAGCACGGTGCACAAGGCCAAGGGCCGCGAGTGGCCGAAGGTCCAGATCCACCACGATTTCCAACCGCCCAAGCCGGACCCTGAGACCGGTCTGCGCGTCCTGCGCCGCGAAGAGGCCCGACTCGCGTACGTCGCCGTCACCCGGGCCCGGCAGCAGCTCGACTGCGACGCCCTCGCCTGGATCGACACCATTACGGCGGTGACCGGATGAGCACCGCTACCCGACGGGCACAGCTCGCTGTCGCTGCCCGCGCCGAGGACGTCGCCGAGTGCCGCAGCGTGCTCGCCATGCTCGGACTTCTGCCCGAGCCCGCAGGTCGCGAGGGCCGGCCGAGGGTCGACCGTGGCCACGGGGCCGTAACGACGTATCAGCAGGGCTGCCGGTGCGACGAGTGCAGGGCTGCCGCAACCGCGCAGTGCCGGGAGTGGCGGGCGCGCGTCCGCAAAGACCCGAAGGCCGCGGACCGAGCCGGACACGGCCGGGCCTTGACCTACAAGAACTACGCCTGCCGGTGCGATCCGTGCCGTGAGGCACACCGGATCTCTTACGCCGCCCGCAGGGCGCGGCGGCTGGCACGGAAGACGGCTGCGGCGTGATGCGCCGTCCGCCGCCGTGCCAGACCCCCGAGGCCCGGCACAGCCTGACCCGCGCACGGTTCTACCCCGCGGGCTGGCTGTGCGACCGGCACAGCCCGTGGGCCCGCCTCGGTCTCCCCAAGCCGCAGCCCGGCCCTGGCTGGCCGAATCCCCGGCCCGGCGTCGTCCGCCGCCGTGACGACAACCGGCCCATCACCACCCACCGGAAGGACACCTGACATGGCCCGCATCGGACACCGCTGCAAGTGCCGGCATGGCGACCTCAGCCACACCACCGACAAGAACGGCAAGCAGTCCTGCGGCTGCGCCGGGTGCACCACCCGCTGCCGCAGGACCGAGGAGCCGGAGCTGCTGCCCACGTTCGACGTCAAGGGCAACGCCGTCGAGCGGATCGTGCCGCCCGGCGAGAGGCTCGCGGGCGAGAGCACGAACAGCGGCCCCCAGACCTGCGGCTGCGCCGCCTGCTGCGCCCTGTACACGGAGCTGACCGGCATCGAGCTGGAGCCCGCGCCCGCGTAGACCCCCGGTGCCCGGCGGATGCCACCGGCCGCCGGGCACCGGAACCAGCCAAGGCGAATATCCCTGCCGAATCCACAAGAGATATTCGGGTGCTAATTCAATTGGCAGTCCTGCAATTGCCAACGGAATTATGCGCATCGAAGTGCGTAGGAATTCGCCGAAATCTTGTGGAGTTGTGGGACGCGCCCGAGGCTATCTCTACCAACTTCGCAGCAATGACCGAGAGGCACACGCACGTGGGAATCCGCCTGATCGTCGAGGTGCTCGACCACGCACCCCAGACGCTCTCGCACCGGGAGCGACTGCTCCTGGCCGTACTGGCGGAAGACGCGAACGACGACACCCGGATCACCTGGGGGAGCGTCCAGTCCCCAACCGTACGACGCCGCGCCTCCCTGTCCCGCACGCAGCTCTACGAGGTGCTCAAATCCCTCGTCGCCGCCGGAGTCCTCAAGAAGGTCGCGGCCGGCCAGAAGAACGCCACCGCGAAGTACGAACTGCTGCCGCTCGACCGTCAGAGTCCCGTCGAGCGGGACGCTGACGAAACCTCTCAGAGTCCCGCCCCACAGGACACTGAAACCCCTCAGCGTCCCGTGGGACGGGACGCTAAAGGGAAGTTCAGTGTCCCGCAGACCGGGACACTGACCGAATCTCAGAGTCCCGCCCCACAGGACACTGAAAAATCTCAGAGTCCCGCTGGGCGGGACGTCAGTGTCCCGCTGGACGGGACCCCTACCCCTCAACCCCCTACTACTAAAAGATCTCTCCCCCCACGCGAAGACGTCGAGCAGGTGTGCAACCACCTCGCCGACCGCATCGAGGCCAACGGCAGCCGCCGCCCCCGCGTCACAGACCGCTGGCGCACCGCAGCCCGACTGCTCATCGACCAGGACAAGCGAGAGGTCGATCAGATCCTCCGCGCCATCGACTGGTGCCAGGCCGACCCCTTCTGGCGGGCCAACGTCATGTCGATGCCCAAACTCCGCGAGCGCTACGACCAGCTGCGCCTCAAGGCCACAGCCGAGCGCGAGCAGCAGCAACGCGAAGCCGCCAGCCGCGCCCGCCAGAACCCCAACAGCTACGCAGACCGAGGGATCTTCTGATGACCGACGACTACCAGCCCCCGTACGACGAGGACGCCCCCGGCGACCGCACCCTGCCGCACGACCTCGACACCGAACTGGCGTACCTCGCCGCCCTGATGCTCACCCCGCCCCGCGAACAGCGCGCCGTCCACCAACTGCTCGCCCCCGCCGACTTCTACCGGCCCGCCCACACCACCATCCACACCGCCACCGGCAACCTGCTCGACCGCGCCGAGGCCATCGACCTGATCACCCTCACCGCCGAACTCCAGCGCACAGGCGACCTGACGCGGATCGGCGGCCCGCTCTACCTCAGCCGCGTCCTCTCCAGCCTCCCCGGCGTCGCCAGCTCGGCGCCCCTCTACGCCGACCGCATCCGCGCCCTGGCCCTGCGCCGCACACTGATCGAGACCGGCGGCCGGATCGCCGCCCGCGGCTACGACCCCGGCATCGAGCCCACAGACGCGGCCGAGGAAGCCGTCGCCCTGGCGCGCGAGGTACGCGACGCCGGCCGCGCCGCCGACGACCAGCCCGTCCTCGACATGTGGGACTTCCTCGCCATCGAGGAGACCCACGACTGGATCGTCCCCGGCCTGCTGGAACGCATGGACCGGCTGATCCTCACCGGCGGCGAAGGCGGCGGCAAGTCCGTCCTCATGCGGCAGCTCGCCGTCTGCCTCGCCGCCGGCCTGCACCCGTTCCACCACGACCCCAACCCCCTCGGCCCCGCCCGCGTCCTGGTCCTCGACTGCGAGAACAGCGAATCCCAGTCCCGCCGCCAGTACCGCCCGATGATGAACACGGCCGCCGCCGCGCACATGCCCGTCAAGCGCGGGCAGCTCGCGATCGACTGCCGTCCCGAAGGCGTCGACCTCACCCGCGCCGACGGCCGCGCCTGGCTCATGCGCCGTGTCGAGACCGTCATGCCCGACGTCCTGGTCATCGGCCCGATCTACCAGCTCCACTCCGGCGACCCGAACGACGAGAAGCACGCTCGTGCGGTCACCGTCGCGCTCACCGAGGCCCGTACGACTGCCCGGTGCGCGCTGCTGATGGAGGCACACGCCCCGCACGCCTCCGGGTACGGGCCGCGCGCCCTGCGCCCTGCCGGCAGCAGCTTGTGGATGCGCTGGCCCGAATTCGGCTACGGCATCCGCCCCGTCGAGGACGACCGCAGCGCCGAAGAGGACCGCGCCCGGCGCCTGGTGCCCTGGCGCGGCGCCCGCGATGAGCGCCAGTGGCCGCAATTCCTCCGCCAGGGCCAGGGACACGGTTCCTGGCCCTGGATCACCTACCAGCCCATCGACTGGGACCCGATCAAGAACCGGTCTGAGACCGGCGCCACTTCCTGACCCGAGAGGACACGTCATGCCCCTGCCCACCATCACCGGCATCGCCCGCGCAGTCGCCGACCCCGAGCTGCGCTTCACCCAGTCCGGCAAGGCCGTCGCCACCGTGCGGCTCGCCTTCAACTCCCGCCGGAAGGACGACCGCACCGGCGAGTGGGTCGACGGCGACACCTTCTGGGTCCGCGGCACCGCCTGGGAATTCCTCGCCGAGAACATCTGCGAAACCGTCCAGAAGGGCATGGAGATCCTCGTCTCCGGCGAGCTGCGCACCGAGTCGTGGGAGAAGGACGGCCAGAAGCACCAGGCGCCCGCCCTGTCGATCCGCTCGATCGGCCCATCCCTGGCGTACGCCGTCGCGCAGGTGTCGAAGTCGGCGCGCGAGCAGGCCCCCGCAAACGGTCAGCGTGCCCAGCAGCGGCCCCAGCAGGCCCGCCAGGCGCCGCAGGACGACCCGTGGGCCACCGGAACGCCTGCCCCGGCGAACAGCGGCCGTGGCAGCTACGACGAGCCCCCGTTCTGACGTGAAGCGGCGCACGCACACGCGGGCCCGGTCCTGCGACGGCAAGCGCCGCCACCAGGACCGGGCCGCCGCCCTCGCCCACCGGGCCAGCCTGCTCGCCCTCGGCGACACCCGCGTCACCGTCTACGCCTGCCGTCACTGCGGCGCCTGGCACGTCGGCCACTACCGCAACCCCTGACCAGCACCACCCGAGGAGCACGATGTCCTGCGAGCTGTGCGAGCGCCCCGCCGACGCCTACCTATGCCCGGCGTGCGCCGCCGACCTCGCCGACCGGCTCGACCTGCTGCCCGCGCTGTACGAGCAGCTCGGCGACATGCTCGCGCCCGCACGCGGTGACGGCGGCCGTACGGCGACCGTCGTCACCGCGCCGATCCCGGTACGCCTTGATGTCGTCGACCATCGGACCGCCTTCGCGGTGCTGCCGTCGTGGGCGCGCGCCTTGGCCGACGATCGGGAACAGGCGGCGCAGGTCCTGCGCGCGGACGACCTCGGCGCCCGGGTCACGGCGGCCTGCGCTGTCCTGCGCGGCGCCGTCCCGTGGATCGCGGCGACGTGGCCGGCCGCCGCGGACCTGGCCCGCGAGGTGCGCGACCTGTACGACGGCGCCCGTACGGTCGTCGGCGCGGACGACCTGCCCGCCCGCATGGGCCGCTGCCCGGCCGTCGTGGACGGCGCGGTGTGCGGGGCCGAGCTGCTGCTACCGCACGGGCAGCAGGTGCTCCGGTGCCAGTGGTGCTCGGCCACGTACCCGCCCGGCGTGTGGGCCGCGCTCCGGATGGCGCAGACGAAGGTTAGCGCGGCGTGAGGTCAACTCTCCGTCGGTGCTGGCGGGCGCTCGGGCAGCTCGGCACCCGGCAGGCGGGCGTACCACGCCCACAGGGCGCGCGTGATGGCGCTCCGGTCGCTGCCGGCCCGCGCGGCGGCACTGTCGAGGGCGGCCACTTCCTCGTCGGGGATGCCGCGGATCACGCGCTGCCGGTGCCGGTGCTGGTTCGCCATGGGGGGATCATCTCAGGTGGCTTGCCACCCGTCAAAGGGTGTGCCATAGTTGGGTGGCAAGCCACCCCGGAGCAGGGAGTACGGAAATGACGGGCATCAAGCACTCGCAGGGACAGGCAGTCGTCGTCCGGCGCCCCGGACAGCCCGTCATCACGGGTACCGTGGCCCACCTCCACACCGCGCCGGGATACGTGGCCGTGCTCGACGACCGGAGTCGCGCTGTGTCCAACTACCCCGAGACATTCGTGTCCGTCTCCGACGCCGGTCGGTACTCCCTGGCGCAGGCACTCGTATACGCGGACATCCAGCGGACCGAGGCCGAGCGGCACGACCGCACCGACTCGCCCTCTCCGTCAGATCACCACCACGGACGGACGCACCGTCCACGCCTACCAGCTCTGCCGCCCCTGACCTGAACGCAAGACGGCCCCAGCTCAGGGACTCCACTCCCTGGCCGGGGCCTGACCGCCACCTTGATCACGCAAGGAGAACGGCTGACATGGATCTTCCCATGCAACACCGCGCCGAGGCGCGCCCCCTCACCACCGCCCAAGCCGCCGTACTCGGCACCGCCGCACTAGCCGTCATCGGCATCGGCGGACTCGGCGCCTACGGCACGTACACCAACCTCACCACCGCGTTCCCCAGCGGCACCGCGCTCGGCGCGGTCGTCGCGGGCGAGGGCAGCACCTTCATCCTCGCGCTCGTCTACGTCGGCCTGGTGATGCTCGGCCAGTCCGCCCCGGCCGCCGTGCGGGCCGGCCTGTGGGCGCTTCCCGCGGTCGCCGCCACCGTCGGGGCCGTCGCCGCCCACGGGGCCACGTCCACCGTGGTCTACGGGCTGACCCCGCTGGCCATGGTCACCGGGGCCGAAGGCGCCGGCCTGCTCGCCCGCCGGATCGTGGTACGCACCACCGGAGTCGACGTCGAGGCCCGCCGCCGTACGGCCGCCGCGGTCCGCGCCCTCGCCTACGAGCAGGCCCGCGCCGAGCGCCACCCCGACAAGGACGTGCGCGAGAAGGCGGAGCGTCGAGCCTGGCGCCTCGCGCGCCGCGTCGGCGAAGGCGACACCGCGCTCGGCGAGCAGCTCGTCGATGTCCAGCGCGTACGGCTCACCGAAGGCGCCGACGCCGCCCTGGCCACGATGTTCGCCCCGGCCGTCACACGCAGCCGTGACGCCGTGACGGCGCCCGTGACGCCCGCGCTCACCGCTGCCCCGGAGCAGCCCGCCGAGCTGCCGGTCGAGGCCGAGCCCGTCACACCCGTGACGGAGCCCGTCGCGCAGGCCACGCCCACCGCGCAGACCGAGGACGCGCCCACCGTCACGCTCGCCGAACTCGCCGCTGTCGCAGGCGTGACGGTCCCCGTGACGGGCCAACCCCTCAGCGACGCTCACCTCGACGTCGTCCTCCGCTGGCTCCGCTACCAGACCGACCCGCCGCTCTCCTACCGGCAGGCCGTGTCCGCGTTCCGTGTCGCCGGATTCGTCGGAGCCGAAGACCGCGTCCGCCGCGCATACGCCGCCCTCGTCGCCCGCGACGGAGACACGCCCACCGCCTGACGCCGGGCCACCCCGGTCACGGCCGCGCTCGAGCGCGGCCCTGGCCGAGGCTGCCCGACGCAGCCCGCAGACCGGCGAGCCCCGGCGAGCACCACGGTGCAGACCCGGCAGCAGACCCGCGCGCGCCCCAGATCCGGACACTCCGACTGGAGCACCCCATGTTCACCCTGGCCTGCCTGGCCTTCTTCCTCGCCGCCCTCGTCGGTTCCGGCCTCTGGCTGCTCGCCGTCGACCGCCGCGCCCTCCGGCCCCTACTCACCTCGGCCGTCCTCGTCATCGCCCTCGGCGGATACGCCGCCGTGGTCCTCGCTCTGCGAGGCGGCCATGTCTGACCCGATCATCCCCACCCGCGTCTTCCCCAGCGCCGAGCTGCCGCCCCGGCCGCCCATCGCCGACGAAGCGCCGCCCTGGCGCACCCCGCCCGCCCCGCCGGCACCGCCCGCCGTACCGCCGCCGGGCGACATCACCATCACCCACCGGCACGTGCACGAAATCCGGATGCCCGAGCCGGAGCCCGCCCCCACCCGCTGGGACCGGGCCTGGGCGCTCGCGCAGCGGCTCGGCCGCCCCTGGCAGCTCGCCGCTGCCCTCGCGCTGGCCTTCGCGCCGATCCTCCCCAACCGGTACAGCATCGCCGTCACCTGGGCGTACTGCGTCCAGACCACCCGCGCCCACCAAGGCCAAGGGTTCGGCTACACCCTCGGCATCGGCGCCCTGATTGCCGCGAGCTGGCTCGTCTACCGGCGCGCCACCGTGCCCCGGCTCACCGCCCTCGCCGTCACCGCCCTCGGCGCCCTGTCCGCCGCCAGCCTCTACGACCCGATCCTGTGGATCACCGGAGTCGCCCGATGAACACCACAGGACTCACCCTCGCCGGGCTCGCCGCCGCCCTCGTCGTGCTCTACGCCAACCTCCGCCCCTGGTGGGCCGGTAACCGCGACGCCAAGCAGCTCGCCGCGTTCGGGAAGGGGAGCGCGCTCGGCATCGTGTCCGCCGTCTGCCCCGGCGGCATCCTCGGCTGGGCCCACACCCACTCCGCCACCGCCGCCAACGAAGGCGGGAGCCGCCTCACCTCGGGTACCACCGGCGTGCAGACCACCGCACCCGTCGCCCACCGCGCCCTGTCCGGCCTCACCCCCGCCGGGGCCGTCGTCGTCGTGGTCATCGCCTTCGGCGTCGTCCTCGCCTGGCGGGCAGCCGGGAAGAAGGACAAGAAGCGCATCGTCGGCGGCGCCTTCGTCGCCTCCGTGCTCTGCCTGTCCGCCGGCGTCGTCGGCCTGCTCACCTGGGTGCCCGGCACCCTCAACAGCATCGGCAACTCGATCCAGGGGGCGCTGTGAACCGCCACGCCACCCGGATCTTCACCGGCTCGGTGATCCTCACCCGACGCATCCGGACCGGCCTCGCCACCTGGATCGCAGGCGGCCGCCGGACCGACCTCAGCGGCTGGCGGGCCGCCCTCGGCCCCCTCGTGCGGACCGGCATCGTGCTCGCCCTCGGCTACGCCGCCGTACGGATCATCCGGGCCGCCCCCGTCCTGCTGTGGCTCCTCACCCCGGCCTGGCTCGTCGCCGCCTACCGGCACGGCGCCGCCCCGGCCGCCGTCCAGGACGAGCCGGAAGACGCCGATCCGGCCCCGGCCGCCGACCCGCGAACCGGCTTCGCGAGATGGCTCCTCACACTCATCGGCGACCGGCCCGGCATCCACCTCTACGAGTTGTACCCCGCGATGCGCCAACTGCCCGGCCAGGAAGGGCGCGACGACGCCGCCCTCCGGGCCGCCCTCCGCACCCTCGGCGTGCCCATCCAACGCAGCCTCCGCGTGGGCACCATTCAGGGCCGCTCAGGCGTCCGCCGAGCCGACGCCGAAGCCCTCCTGTCCCCTGCGGAGAGCGGCACTGGAGAGCGGCACGGAGACGCAGGTCAGAGCGAGGATTCTCCGTCGCTCTCCAAGCCCGGAGAGCGGGCGGAGAGCGCATGATCCGCCGCTTCGCCGAACTGGCCGCCGACTACTGCTGGATCTGCGGGTGGTGGTCCCGCCCCGCCTGCGGACACACCACCCCCTGGCAGGGCTGACCACACCAGCAACACCCGCCACGAATAGGCGCATTGGAGTACGACCCCGCGCCGAGCGCGGGTAAGACCACACCCACGACACCAAGGAGCGATCATGAAGAACGCGTTCGACCCCGACTACACCGACTGCGGCGCCACGCCACCCGACGACGGCTGCGGCGACTGCGACGCCTGCACCGAGCAAGAGGTCAACGGCATCGAGCACGACGTCGAGACCGGCGCCATCAGCGAAGCCGACGCGCGCGCCCGCCTCGCGCACCTCACCGCCGACGACGACTGATCCACACTGGGGGCATGGAACCGCTGTCCGTGCCCCCAGGCCACATGTCCGCCCACCAGGCCGCCACCGCCCTCGGCATCGGGCTGTCCGGCGTCCGCCAGCTCGTCGCCCGCGGGCAACTCGTGAAGGCCGGCGGTACGCCGAGGCGGCCGTACTACGACACCACCGCGGTGCTCGCCATCCTCGCCGCCCGCGTTGCCGCTTGACACCAGGTCAGCCACGGTGTGACGATCTTTCCGCAGACGTATGCCCGAAGGCCCCGCGACCATCACCGGTCCGGGGCCTTCGGCATGAGCGGAAGGGGACCACCGTGACCACCGAAATCCCCGCCATCGCCCCGCCCGCGCTCACCTGCGGGGCCGGAGACTGCACCGGCACCGTCGTCGTCCACTGGCAACGGCGTCTCCTGCCCGACGAGATCGCAGCGCAGGAAGCCATCGAGCAGGACCGGCGAAGCACCATCCTCACCGAGGCCGACCCCCAGCTCCCGGCGCCCGAATTCCCGCCGATGGACTTCAGCGACTCCACCGTCATCGTGCACGCCTGCGCCCAGCACGCGCTGAGCATCGACGCCGCGGCCGTCGTCCACCAGGCCACCTGCGCAGCGCCTCCGGCCTGCGACTGCAAGCCCGAGCCCGCACCGCAGCCCGACCCGCTCACCGATCCGCCCGCGATGCCCGCCGGCTGGTGACCGTGCCCAAGCGCCCGTGCCTCGACTGCGGCACCCTCACCACCAACCGTTCCCGCTGCGATACCCACCAGGCCGCCTGGCAGGCCCGCCAGAACCAGCGGCGCGGCTCGGCCACCCAGCGCGGCTACGGATCACAGTGGGCCCGTACCGCCAGCCAGGCCGTGCAGGACCACCGTGCCGAGTACGGCGACTGGTGCCCCGGCTGGGGCGTACTGCCCCACCACGCCACCGACCTGACCGGCGACCACATCGTGGCCAAGGCCAACGGCGGCAGCGACAACCCCGACAACGTGGCCGTGCTGTGCCGTGCGTGCAACAGCAGGAAGCACGCCCAGCCCTAGCGCCCGTTCGTACCCCAAGTCACGGGCGGACTGGGCGGGCGGGGCACAGACTGCTGGTTCTGCAACAGCTGCACCAACTGTGCGAGCAGCGCGTTCGTCCTCTGCTGCTCGACGAGCAGCGCATCGAGACGCTGGTTCGTCTCGCCCTGCGCTTTCTTCGCCTGTTGCAACAGCGCTTGGTCCAGCATCCCCATGGCGCACCGCCCCTCGGCCGCCCCGGTGGCGGCCACCACAGCACGGTAGCCAGCGGCACCGCGCCACCGCAGGCAGTCACCTTCGTCACTCAGCGTGCGCGGCGTCGTGGGCACCCGGGGGTGGGTCGATCTTGAAAGCATGATCGTCTTCGGACCCGGCCCCCCAGCCCCCACACACGACCGCGAAATTCGACCCCGGGGGGTCTGAAAAGGGGGTGGGGTTCATGCCGGTCGGACGACCCCCGACCCCTACGGAGCGTAAGCGGAAGCTCGGCAACCCGGGGAAGCGTGCTCTGCCGGACGCTGCGAACGTCGTGGCGCTGCCGCCGGTCGCCGACGATGCGCCCGCCCAGCTCGGCCCGGCCGGGCGGGCGGTGTGGGAGCTGGTGACTGACCAGTGCAAGTGGCTGGCGGAGTCCGACCGGCCGACGCTGGTGATGCTGTGCGAGAAGTTCGACCGCAGGCAGGACTTCATGGCCCGCCTGGAGGCGTCGGACCCCGTCCTGTACACCGACAAGGGGTACGCCTACGCCAATCCGCTGGTGGGGATGCTGTCCACGCTGGAGCAGGAGTTGGCGAAGCTGCTGGGCGCGCTCGGCCTGACGCCGGCGGACCGTACGCGGCTTGGTGTCGCCGAGGTGAAGGCGCAGTCGAACCTGGAGAAGCTGCTCCAGCGCAAGGCGGAGCGCGGCAGTGGCGCGTAGGCCGGCGGCGCCGCCGCGGTTCCCGAAGGTGCTGCCGCGCGGGCCGCAGCTGTGGGACGCGTCGACGAGCCGGTGGAACGAGGACAACACCGACGGGATCTTCGCGTGCGAGCTGATCGAGTCGTATCTGCGGCTGACCAAGGGCGTGCGGCGCGGCGAGCTGGTGCAGCTGCGGGCCTGGCAGGCCGACCTGATCTGCGACATCCTGCGGCTGGTGCCGGGCACCCGGCAGCGCGCGTACTGGACGTACCTGCTGCTGGTGCCCCGGAAGAACAGCAAGTCCCTGCTGGGGGCAGGGCTGGCCGTCGACGGCATCCTCGACGAGCCGGGTGCCGAGGTCTACTCGTGCGCGGCCGACAAGGACCAGGCGAAAATCATCTTCGGCGAGGTCCGCGCGGCCGTGGAGATGTCGCCTGAGCTGGACGCGAAGCAGGGCGGCCTGCTGAAGGTCTACCGGGACGCGATCGAGTACCCGGCGACCGGATCGGTCTACCGCGCGTTGAGCAGCGATGCGTTCACCAAAGAGGGTCTCAACCCGTCGAGGGTGCTGTTCGACGAGCTGCACGCGCAGCCCACCGACGAGCTGTGGAACGTGATGAACCAGGGCAGCGACACCCGCGCGCAGCCGCTGATCATCGCGATCAGCACGTTCGGGAAGAAGACGCAGACCGACGGCGAGGACACCGTCTGCTACCAGCAGTACCAGTACGCCAAGCAGGTCATGTCCGGTGAGGTCGACGACCCGCGGTACGGGGCGCGGATCTACGAGACCAACGACCAGGTCCGCGGTTTCACGTACCTGGACCAGCGGGTGTGGGAGCAGGCCAACCCCGCGTACGGCGACTTCCTCGACCCGGAGAAGATGGCGGCGGTCAGCCGGAAGCTGCCCGAGCCCGACTTCAAGACCAAGCGCCTGAACATCTGGGTCACCCAGGCCAAGGTGTGGCTGCCCGAGGGCGTGTGGGACCGGTGCGAGGACGGCGGGCAGGAGATCCCCGACGGCGCCGAGGTGTGCCTGGGCTTCGACGGGTCCTTCAACAACGACAGCACCGCGCTGGTCGTCGTACGGCCCGGCGAGCCGCTGGAGTTCGATCCGGACGCCCCCGAACACGCCGACCTCGACGAGGACGAACGCGACCGCCTGGCGGCCGAGCTGAACGCCGGGCTGCGCCGGCCGCACATCGACGTCGTGCAGGCGTGGGAGCGCCCGAAGGATGCACCGCCTGACTGGGCGGTGCCGATCCTGGAGGTCGAGGCCGCCATCCGGGCGGCCTGCAAGAAGTGGACGGTCCGCGAGATCGTGTGCGACCCGGCGCGGTGGGCGCGCACCTATCAGGTCCTGGAGGAAGAGGGCCTGCCGGTCGTGGAGTTCCCGCAGTCCCCGGCCCGCATGGTGCCCGCGACACAGCGGTTCTACGAAGGCGTCATGAACGCCACGGTCACGCACTCCGGCGACCCGCGGCTGGCCCGGCACCTGGCCAACGCCTTCGTCCGCAACACCCCGAAGGGATTCATGATCTTCAAGGAGACCAAGGGATCCCCCCGGAAGATCGACCTGGCCGTGGCCTCGATCATTGCCCTGGACCGGGCCTGCACGCCGCCCGAGCGCCCCCCGACGCCCCAGTTCTTCAACTGGGCCGAGCTGTAGGAGGTGCCCGTGCGGCTGCCCAAGTTCCCCCGGCCCCGCCGGCCCAAGCGCACGGTCTCCGACCTGGTCGACCTCGCGGGCCTGGGGTGCCTCGACGGCGCGGCCTGGTGGATCCACCCGGTCGCCGGACTGGCCGTGCTCGGCGGCCTGCTGCTGTTCATCGGGTGGGTGATCGATCAGTGAGTCTCACGCGCCGCGCGGCCGAGCGCCGCACCGTCAAGGAGTTCGGTGACAGCTCGATCCCCACCAACGGCCAGCTCGCGCACCTGACGGCCTCCGGGGTGCCGGTCAACGACCAGACCGCGATGAAGCTGATCGCCGTCTACGCATCCGTGCGGATCCTGGCCAACACCCTGGCCGGACTGCCGATGCGGTCGATGGTGATGCGCGACGGCGTCCAGGTGCCGCTGCCGCAGCAACCGCCGATCATCGTGGACCCGTTCGGCGGCGCCACCAGCGCCGCATGGCCGACCCGGCGCGACGGCGCGAAGCAGCTGGTCGTCTCGGCCGCGCTGCGCGGCAACGGCTACGCCATCGTCACCGCCCGCGACTGGCTTTTCCGGCCGGCCCGGGTCGCGGTCTGCCACCCGGACACGGTGAAGGTCGACTCCGACAAGGAACTGGGCCGCACCTACAAGGTCAACAACGTCACCGTTGACACCGTCGACATGGTGCACCTGATGGGCATGTCGATGCCCGGCGCGATCACCGGCATGTCCCCGATCGCCTACGCCCGCCAGGCGATCGGCCTGGGACTTGCCGCCGAGCAGTTCGGCGCCGGGTTCTTCGGCGACGGCGCGCACCTGACCGGCGTGATCACCGTCGAGGGCGACCTGACCGTGGGCCAGGCCCGCGAGATGAAGGCGGCCTGGGAGGCCAGCCACTCCGGGCTGAAGAACGCCCATGCGGCGGGCATCCTGTCCGGCGGCGCGAAGTGGACGCCCATCACGGTGCCGCCCGAGGACGCGCAGTTCCTCGGCACCCGGGCGGCGGCCAACCTCGACATGGCGATGCTGTACGGCATCCCGCCGCACATGCTCGGCCAGGTCGACCGCACCACCAGCTGGGGCACCGGCATCGAGCAGCAGTCGATCGGGTTCCTGGCCTACACGATGGACGACTGGTTGCAGATGTTCGAGGACGCCTGGACGGGGATGCTGCCGCGCGGGCAGACCGCCGTCCTGGACACCACCCGCCTCCAGCGCACCGACACCGCCGGCCGCTACGCCTCCTACGTCCAGGCCCGCACGGCCGGGCTGCTCACGCAGAACGAGGCCCGCGCGCGGGAGAACCTTCCGCCGGTCGACGGCGGCGACGACATCAACGCCCCGCTGAACTCCGCGCACGCGGGCGACACCGAACTGCCCGGCGAACCGCCCGAGCCCGAGGGAGGCCCCGATGCCTGACCTGTCCGCCAGGGCCGAGCGGCCCGCGAACCTCCAGCGCCGCAACCTGCCGTTCCGCGACGTCGAGCTGCGGGCGAAGCCGGACGGCACCGGCGGCAGCACCCTGACCTTCAGCGGCTACGCCACGGTCTACGACATCGGGTACGAGATGCAGGACTGGCTCGGTCCGTTCACCGAGGTGATGCGCGCTGGCGCGGCGTCCAAGACGGTCAGCGAGGGCGCCGATGTGCCGTTCCTGGTCAACCACAGCGGGCTGACGCTCGCGCGGACGAAGTCTGGCACGCTCAAGCTCGCCGACGACTCCACCGGCCTGCACACCGAGGCCGGTCTGGATCCGCGCAACAACGCGGTGCAGGATCTCCAGTCGGCGATGGAGCGCGGCGACGTCGACGAGATGAGCCTGGCGTTCTGGATCGTGCGGCAGCAGTGGTCCCCGGACTACGAGCAGCGCGACATCCTGGAGATCAACCTCAACAAGGGCGACGTGTCCGTGGTGAACTACGGCGCGAATCCCAACACCGCGGGCGCGCAGATGAACGCCCGCGACCTGGCCGAGCGCGCCGCGCGGCTGCCGGAGGACGAGCAGCGCGCGCTGTACGAGCGCCTGGCGGTCCGCTTCGCCGACAAGCCCGAGGACCACCCGGCCGACGAGCCCGGCGGCCTCGACCTGTACCTGGCGCGCGCCCGCGCGCTGGCCCTGTAGCACCACCCCGCCTGACCGGCCTTGCGCCGGAGCCCGCGCCGGACCCCCGCAGGGGGCACCACCCGGGCCACCACCCGAGCACGTCAGGCACGCCCATCCCCATCGACGTACGGAGGCACCCGTGGACAAGCGGGCAATGATCAAGAGCCTCCAGGAGAAGCGTGCCGAGCAGCGCAAGGCTGTCGACGCGATCCTGGAGGCCGCGCAGAAGGACGAGCGCACCAAGCTCACCGACGACGAGCGCGCCGCGTTCGATGCGGGCGAGCAGGAGATCCGCGACATCGACGCGCGGATCGCCGAGCTGGACGAGCAGGTCCGCGGCGACGAGGCCGCCGAGGCCACCCGCAAGCGGTACGACATCAAGCCCGAGGTCGAGGTCCGCTCCGAGCCCCTGACCTACCAGGAGGGAAGCGGGCACTCCTACTTCCTGGACCTGGCGCGGATGCAGCTCAACCGCGGCGACGGCGACGGCGGCGTGTCCGAGGCGGTCGCCCGGCTGAAGCGGCACGGCGCCGAGATGGACGTGGAGTTCCCCAAGCGGGAACGCGCCCGGCAGGCCGCCGCCGAGCGCGACCGGGACGCACTGGACCGCGAGGTGCGGCGCGGCAACCGCGGCACGATCTTCGAGAAGCGCGTCAACCCCAACCGCACCGACGGGCAGGGCGGGTACTTCGTGCCGCCGCTGTGGCTGGTCGACGACTACATCGACCTGCCGCGGTTCGGCCGCACCTTCGCCAACACCGTGCGGAACATGGCGCTCCCGGCCGGCACGGACAGCATCAACGTGCCGAAGGTGGCCACCGGCACCGCGACGGGTGTGCAGACCGCCGACGCGGGCGCGGTCACCTCCCAGGACCTGACGGACACGTTCGTCAACGCGCCCGTGCGGACCATCGCCGGTCAGCAGGACGTGGCCCTTCAGCTCCTGGACCAGTCGCCGGTCGGGTTCGACGAGATCACCTTCGCCGACCTGATCGCTGACTACAACGCGCTGCTGGACACCCAGTGCTGGAACGGCTCCGGCAGCGCCGGACAGCTCAAGGGCATCCTGAACGTGGCCGGCATCAACGCGATCACCTACACCGACGCCACGCCGACGCTGCCGGAGCTGTACCTGCCGTCGATGCAGGCCCTGTCGCAGTCCGCCCGCAAGCGCAAGATGATGCCGTCGGCGGTGTTCCTCACCCCGCAGCGGTGGTTCTGGATGGCCTCCCAGCTCGACTCGCAGAACCGGCCGTTCATCCTCCCCGAGACGCAGGCGCCCTTCAATCCGCTGGCGCTCCAGACCGGCGGCGACGTCGAGGGCCCCGTCGGCCGCATGCTGAACTTCCCGCTGCTGGCCGACGGGAACATCCCGCAGAACCTCGGCGCCGGCACGAACGAGGACCGCATCGCCACGATGCGCACGTCCGACCTGTACCTGTGGGAGGGGTCGATGCGCACCCGCGTGCTCACCGAGATCCTCTCCGGCACGCTCCAGGTCCGCTTCCAGGTCTACAACTACGCGGCGTTCATGCCGGACCGGCGCCCGGAGACGATCTCCGTGATCTCCGGCACGGGTCTGATCGGCCCGACCGGCTTCTGAGCCGCCCCCGCTCCCGGCCTGCCGTCCGAGGGTGCGGCAGGCCGGGCCCCAACGCCCGGAAGGGACATCACGATGCACGACCGCATTGCGGAGCTGGCCGGCCTGCGCGCCGAGCTGGACAACTGCGAGAACGGGCCGCGGCGCGAAACCCGCAAGGCCGCCGCCGACGACGTCCGCGAACAGATCGAGCGGCTGCGTACGGAGCTGTCGGAGGACGCCGACCGGCTGGAGGCCGAGGCGTCCGACCTCACCGACCAGGGGCAGGACGGGCGGGCCGGTGACGCCGCCGTGGCCGCCCGGGTCATCCGTACCGCGCTGGACGCCGACGCCGCCAGCGAAGGCGAACCCGACGAGCCGAAGGACCGCGTCGCCCTGGCCGAGGCCCGCGGGCGGGCGCTGGCCGCCGCCAACACCCTGCGGCAGCGCGAGGAACAACAGCGCCTGGCCGACCGGCTCGGCACCGCCGACGACCCGGCGCCCACCACGCGCAAGCCGGGCCCGCGCGGCAAGCGGAACACGGGCGCGCCGAAGGCGCCCGAGCAGACCTGACCGGAAGGGGGCTGCTGTGGCGCTCGTCTACGTCACCGGGCAGGACGTGGGCATCACCACCACGGTCCTGGACTCCACCGGCGCCCCGGCGCCCGGCGACCTGGCCGTCACGGTCACGGTCACCGACCCCGCGGGCGCCACGTCGACGCCGGCGCCCGCTGCGGCAGGCGCCGGCGTCTACACCGCCGTCGTACCCGCAGTGGCCGCGGCCGGTGTGTGGCGGTACCGCTGGACCGCGACCGGCACCGGCGTCAACTGGGCCGACGAGGGACAGTTCCAGGTCCGGCCGCCCGGCGTCGAGCAGGTCGTCGACCTCGCCAGCGTCAAAGCCCACCTGAACCTCAATGCGGCTGACCACCGCCAGGACGACGAGCTTCAGGGTTTCATCCTGGCCGCCGCCGACCTGGCCCGCGATGTCGTCGGCCCGCTGCTGCCCGAACAGCACACCGAGTGGCACAACGGCGGCACCACCACCTTGTCGCTGGACTGGCGGCCGGTCGCCTCCGTGCTGTCGGTCACCGAGTACATCGCGGCCACCAGCTGGACGCTCACCGACCAGCCGCTGGGCACCAGCACCGACGCGTACGGCTACACCGTTGACCTCGACCGCGGGCAGATCACCCGCCGCGCCGTCGGGGACGCCGTGCCGTTCCCCGTCGGCGTCAACAACGTCTGCGTCGTCTACACCGCCGGACGCGGGGGCGCGATGCCCTGGTCCGTACGGCTGGGCGCGCTGGAGCTGATCCGCCACCTGTGGTCCATGTCGCAGCAGCGCGGTGGCCGCAGTCCCGTCGGCGGCAGCACGCTGGACGGCGACAGCGGAGCGGGCGTACCGCAGGGTTTCGCGCTGCCCAACCGGGTGCTGGAGCTGTGGAAGCCCTACAAGAGACCCCCGGGAATCGCATGACCATCCCCACCTCGACCGCCCCGGCCGCCCGCAAGTACCTGTTCGCGCAGATCACCCAGCAGATCACCGAAGACCCCCTCAGCTCCAGATCCTCACTGCTCATCGCCTACGACGACATCGGCACCGACGCCGAGGACGACGTCATCATCGTCGGCTCGGTCACCCGCCAGTTCGGCGTGAACTCGATGGTCGGCAGCGGGGGCGGGGGCTGGCTCGACGAGCGGTACAACATCGCGGTCACCATCGACGTCTTCCGCGGCGGCGATGACCCGGCCGCCGTCTTCGACCGCGCCTGCCTGCTGCTCGACCAGGTGTGCGCGATCGTCCGCGCCGACCCCACGCTCGGGGGCGCCGTCCTCACCGCCCGCCCGATGACCTCGCAGACCGAGGGCGAGTGGGATCCCGACGCCTCAGGCCGCCACAGCGTCGTGAACCTCGACATCGAGTGCTACGCCCGCATCTAAGAAGGGGGCCCACTGTGCCCGCGTACATCTACACGGGCGACGACGCCCGCCACTATCCGACGCTTGGCCTGGACGCGAAACCGGCCGACGACACCGGGCCCGCCACCGTCGCGGAGTTCGACGCCCGGCCGCCGGCCGACGGCGACGGCCCGGCGCCGTTCGACGAGGGCGCGCGGTACGTGCCCGACGACGGCCGGTGGGAGCCGACGAAGAAGAAGCCCACCCCGTCCCCGGCCCGGCCGGAGGACACCCCCAGCACCGACGAGAGCGCGGCCGGCGGCCAGAAGGCAGGTGAGTGATGCCTCAGCCCACATTCACGTCCTTCCTGGGCATCGGCAAGGAGACAGTGTTCGGCACCCCGGCCGCGGCGACCGCGTTCATCCCGGTCAAGACGATGTCGCCGTCGGACAAACTGACGCTGCTGGACGACCAGGGCATGCGCGGCTCGATGGTCGACGTCTACGACAAGATCGCCGGGAAGATCTGGGCCGAGTACGGGTTCGACGGCGACGTCTTCCCCGACACCCTCGGCTGGGCGCTGGCTGGCCTGCTGGGCGACGTCACCACGACCGGGGCGTCCGCGCCGTTCACGCACGCCATGAGCACCCTGAACTCCGGCAACGGGCAGCCGCCGTCCTACACGCTGTCGGACTACTACACGATCACCACCCGGCAGTTCGCGGGCCTGAAGTTCTCCGAGGTCGGGCTGAAGTTCTCCGGTGACGGGATGCTGACCTACTCGGCGAAGGCGACCTCGCTGGCGTCGGCGCCGTCGACGAAGCCGACGCCGTCCTACACCGCGGTGCCGCCGCTGGCCGGATGGGTCGGCGCGGTCACCATCGGCGGTGTCGCCTCGACGTTCGTGGTCGACGGCGAGTGCACCATCAAGCGCCCGGTCACCGTCGTGCAGGCGGTCGACGGCACCCAGGCGCCGTATTCGCTGTGGTCCGGCCCGGTCTCCGTCAGCGGGAAGCTGACGCTGGTGATGGAGGACGACGCGCAGCTCACCAACTACCTGACCAACGCCAAACCGTCCCTGGACATCAACTACAGCCAGGGCGCGGGCGCTTCGGCGGTGCAGGTCAAGCTGCACATGACCAAGGCGGCGTACACAGGCGCCGAGGTCAGCCGCGGCAAGGACTACATCGAGCTGTCCGTCGACTACGACGCGCTGGCCAACACCACTGACGCCGGCGCCTCCGGCGGCTACTCCCCGATCAAGGTCACGGTCCAGAACGCCGTCGCCTCCGGCACCTACAAGTAAGGAATCCCCGTGTCCGACACCCTCGACATCGACGGCGGCGCGCTGACGCCCAGCACGACTGCCGAACCGGCTGCCCCGGCCGCGCCGGTCCTGGACATCACCCAGGCCAACCGGATCCCGCTGCCGGGCGGCTGGGCCGACCTGCGGCCCGTCTCCGACATTACCGAGCGGATGCGGCGCCCCATCAAGCGCCTGTCCGCCAGGCTCACCTCGTTCCCCTCGTTCATGAACGCGGTCAGCGAGGGTCAGAAGGCCACCGAGTCCGGCGGCGAGATGACGATGGCCGAGCAGGTCGCCATCGCCGCCTCGATGGGCGAGGCGTTCGACGTCCTGGAGGAGTTGCAGGATGGCCTGGTGGTCGCCGCGGTCCGCGGCTGGTCCTGGGACTTCCCCGTGTCGGCCGACGCGGTCCTGGACCTGCCGACCCCGGCGCTGGATGCCCTGCGCAAGGCGGTCGCCCCGTACCAGCGGGCCCTGAACCCCAGCTTCGCCCCGACGCCGGACCCGGCGTCCCCTACCGGGCCCTCCAGCGGCTGAGGGGGCAGCTGGAGGGACTGTTCGAGTACGACGCCGACGAACTGCCGCATGAGGAGCTGCGGATCTGGCGGCTGTGCACGCTGCTGCACTGCCCGCCGTCCGCGCTGGAGGACGAGAGCGCGGTGCAGCTCGACTGGCTGCTGGCCGTCGACGACACGGTGGCCAGGGCCCGCAGCAACCGCGAGAAGAGGGAGATGCGCGCCCATGGCTAACGGCATCGGCGTCCGCGTGACCGGGGTGCGGGAGGCGCAGGCGGGCCTGCGCGTGATGAACCGCGAGATCGACGTGGCCACCCTCAAAGCGCTCAAGGCCACCCAGGCGCTGGCCAAGAAGTCGGTCCGGTCCGGTCTGCGGGGCCGGCCCCGGTGGGACCACCGCGGCGCCTCGACCCGCACCGGCGCCACGGTCAGTCTCAACCTGTCCCCGCACCACGTCACCAAGGGCGGCGGCCCGGGGCGGCTGACCGGCTCTTTGTCCAAGGGCGTCGGCGGGGTGCGGCGCCCGAAGCCGATCCCGGGCGGCGGGTTCGCCGGCGGCGTCGGCGTCGGCAAGGGCGTCCGCAACCTCTACAAGAAGCGCCTGGAGGCGCAGTACCCGTACTTCAGGCCCGGGATCCGCAAGGCGGAACCGAAGATGGCGGCCGTCTGGCAGGCCGCCTGGCTGAAGGCCACCCGAACATGACCTGACCGGCGGGGGGTGGCTCGTGGGCGGTCTGCCCCCCGTCTTCATCGAATTCCTCGGCCGCACCACCGGCGTCAAGGGCGCCATCCGCGGCGTCGAGGCGGAACTCGCCGGCGTCGACGCCTCCGGTGCGGGCGCGTTCCAGCGCACCGGGATCATGGGCAAGGCCGCCCTGCTCGGCCTTGGTGTCGCCGCCGGGGAGGTCGCCAAGCACACCGTGGAGATGGCGGGCGACTTCCAGCAGCAGATGACCCGGGTCCGTACCGGCGCGGGCGAGGCCGCCGGGAACATGAAGCTCGTCTCCGACGGCGTGCTGTCGATGGCGGGCAGGGTCGGCCAGTCCACCGAGGAACTGACCGCCGGCCTCTACATGACCGAGTCGGCGTCGTACCACGGCGCCGATGCGCTGAAGGTGCTGGAGACGGCGGCCGAGGGCGCCAAGGTCGGCAACGCCGACCTGAAGACCACCACCGACGCCGTCACCACGGCGATGAACGCCTACAAGTCCGGCGCCGACTCCGTGGTGCCGACGATGAACGCGCTCATCGCCACCGAGGCCGAGGGCAAAACCAACCTCGAAGACCTCGCCGGATCGATGTCCTCGATCCTCCCGACCGCGGCGGCGGCCAAGGTCGGGCTGAACGAAGTCCTCGGCGCGATGGCGACGATGACCGCGCAGGGCACCCCGGCCCGGGTCGCCGCCACCTACCTGCGGCAGACCATCGGCATGCTCTCCAACCCGTCGGCCAAGGCCGCGGAGGAGATGAAGAACCTCGGCCTGAACGCGGTGCAGGTCGGCCAGGAACTGGGGAACAAGGGCCTGGCCGCGACGCTGACCACCCTGACCGACGCCATTGAGGCCCACATGGGCCCGGCCGGCACCGTCGTGATCCAGCACCTGCGCGGCGCGTCCAAGTCCGCGACGGAGTTCCAGCGGGTGCTGGCCGACCTGCCCCCCACCCAGCAGACGTACATCGGTGCGCTGGCCACCATGGTCGGCGGCACCAAGTCCATGATGGGCGCCCTCCAGCTCACCGGCCCCCACATGGCCGATTTCGAGAAGAACACGGCCGGGGTCGCCGAGCACGTCAAAGCCGGCGGCAAGGAAGTCGAGGGCTGGGCGGACGTCCAGAAGAACTTCAACCAGGAGATGGCCGAGGCGAAAGCCTCCGCCGAGGCCCTGGGCATCGAGATCGGCCAGTACCTCACCCCGTACGTCCAGGCCGCCGTCCACGTCATCGGCGAGGCCACCACCTGGCTGACCCAGCACCAGACCGCAGCCAAGGCCGCTGCCGCCGTCATCGGCGGCGTGCTCGTCTTCGCGCTGGCCGCCGCCACAGCGTGGCTGTACGAGATGGCCGCCGCAGCTGCGGTCAACCCCGTGGTGTGGATCGTCGTCGGGGTGATGGCGCTGATCGCCGCGCTGGTGCTGCTGGCGATGCACTGGGACCAGGTCTGGTCGGCGATCAAGACCGGCACCGAGGCCACCGGGCACTTCATCGTCGGTATCTGGGACGACGTCCGCGACGGAACGGTGGACGCCTGGCACTCCATCACCGGCACCGTGACCGGCGCCTGGTCGGCGACCGCAGCGTGGGTCGCCTCGGCCTGGCACACCGTCGCCGACCCGATCGTGGGCGGCTGGCACTGGGTGGCCGCCACCACGACCGCCGTGTGGAACAGCATCACCGCGTTTTTCCGGACGTGGTGGCCGCTGCTGCTGGTGATCTTCCTGCCGGCGGTCGCGATCGTCATGGCGATCTGGAACCACTTCCACAGCGAGATCACCGGCACCGCGCACGCGGTGTGGGGCGCCATCGCAGCGTTCCTGCTGTTCATCTGGGGCGGCATCCAGACCGGTGCCCACGTGGTGTGGGCGGCCATCGAGCTGGCCGTCATCGCCCCGACGATGGCGACCTGGCACACCGTGCAGTCGGTCTGGCACACCGCGGCGGCCTGGCTGTCCGCGGCCTGGACCGGCACCCGCGCGGTCGCGGGCGCCATCTGGGGCGCCATCCGGTCGGCGATGGTCACCCCGCTGATCAGCGCCGAGCACTCCATCGCCGGCGGCGTCAGCCGGATCAAGGCCACGGTCTCCGGCGGCCTGCATGCCGCGTACACCGCGGTGGCGCACATCGGCAACGACTTCGTGCAGGTCGGCGTCGACATCGTGCACGGCATCATCCGCGGCGTCGAGTCCGCCGGCGGCGCGCTCAAGGGCGAGCTGGGCAACCTCGCGCACGACGCGCTGAGTTCCGCGAAGCACTTCCTCGGCATCAACTCCCCGTCCAAGCTGTTCGCGGACGAGGTCGGCTCGGGGATCGTCGAGGGCATCGCGCTCGGCGTGAACGACAACGCGCACCTGGCCCACACCGCCGTCACCGGCGTGGCGGCCGGCACCGTGGACGCGTTCTCCGCCGAGCTGGAGATCAACAGCCCGTCCAAGAAGTTCGCTTCGCTGGGCGCCTACGTGATCCAGGGCCTGGTGCAGGGGCTGACCGGCTCCCAGTCCCAGGTCAAGACCGCCACCACGAAGATCGCCAACAGCCTGTACGTGGACTTCGGTTCCCACCACAAGCAGCTCCAGGCCGTCGTCGCCAAGGACAACGACCTGCTGCGGAACCTCGCGGCGAACCGCGACAACGTCGCGGCCCGGCTGAAGTCCGCGCAGTCCAACCTCGCCTCCCTCCAGAAGGCGTGGTCGGACGAGAAGTCGGGCATCGCCTCGGGGATCATGCAGAACGCCAGCATCATCACGCAGTCCCCGGACGAGGGCCGGGCGGTCAACGCCAACGACGTCCTGGACCAGATGCGCGACCGGGTCCAGGCCGCGAAGGCTTTCGCGGCCGAGCTGGACGAGCTGCACAAGAAGGGTCTGCGCTCGGACCTGATCGAGCAGCTGGCGAACGCCGGCGTCGACCAGGCCGGAGCCACCGCCCTGGCGCTCGCCGCGGCGAGCAAGGGCCAGATCGCGGAGATGAACCGGGATCAGGCCGGCATGCAGGCCCAGGCCGGCCAGACCGGCAAGCTGGTGGCCGACGCGATGTACGGGGCCGGGATCAAATCGGCGCAGGGCCTGATCCGGGGCCTGAAAAGCCAGGAGGCGTCCATCGAGGCGCAGATGCTGCGGATCGCCCTGGCCATGCAGAAGGCCATCAAGAAGGCCCTGGGCATCCACTCGCCCAGCCAGGTGTTCGCCGACCTCGGCCAGTTCATCCCGCAGGGCCTGGCCGTCGGCATCGAGGCCGGCACGCACCACGCCACCGCGGCGGTCGCCGCGATGGCCTCGGCGGTGTCCGCCCCGGGCCTGGGGCCCGGCTACGGCGGCATCACCGGCGGCGGCCAAGTCGTCAACCAGAGCGTGACCGTGCACGTCGACGGGTCGGTGCTCACCACGGGCGAGCAGCTGGTCGGCGTCGTCCAGGCCGGGTTCGCCCGGTTCGGGGCCCGCAACCCCACCACGTACCCCGCGTTCAGCCGTTAGGAGGCGCCCGGTGGCAGTGAACCCGAACTATCCGGTCATCGAGTCCGCCTGGGGCCCGGCGTGGGACTACAACGCCGGCGCCGTCCCCGCGGACCGGTACGTCGACGTCACCGGGCGGACGCTGGGGACGTTCTCCGGCAGCCGCGGCCGGCAGGCCGAGCTGGACCAGGTGCAGGCCGGGACCGCGTCGGTGGTGCTGTCCAACCCCGACGGCGCCATCGACCCGGCCAACGCGACGGGACCGTACGCGGGGCGGATCCTGCCGTTCCAGCCGTTCCGGCAGCGCGCGCAGTGGCCGCCGTCGGTGAACCTGCTCAACTCCACGCAGGCCACCTGCGGTGCCGGGCTCGGTGGCACCGTGATCGACACCAGTGCGGCCGGGCCGTCGATGTTCACCGAGACCGACCCGGCCGGCGGCCAGTTCCTCACGTCCGGCACGGCCGCCCAGGGCAGCACGGTCGCGCAGTTCGCGGTCGCGGCCACCGCGACCGCGACGCAGTGGATCTGCTACACCGCCCAGCCCGCCGTACGGGCCGGCCAGACCTACACGGTGCAGCTCCAGGTCCGCAACGTCACCCCCGGCACCACGGTGCAGGTCGCCGCCGGATACCGCACCCGCGACGCGAAGAACACCGCGGCGTCCACCGCCGTCGGCTCGACCGCGACCCTGGTGGGCAACGCCACCGCCGCCTGGACACAGCTCACGCTCACCGCGACGGCCGCAGCCAACGCCGCGATGCAGTTCGTGGGCGTGCAGGTCGTGACCGCGCCCGGGTCGGCCGCCAACATCCAGGTCGACGCCTGGCAGCTGGAGCGGGGCAGCGCCGCGACCACCTGGGTGCAGCCCGGCACCTGGTACGGCATGTTCGCCGGGTTCACCGAGCACAACCCCAGCCAGTGGCAGATGGACGGCACCTACGGCACCCTGCTGCCGCCGAGCACGGACGCGTTCGGGCTGCTGTCGCAGGTCAAGCTGCCGGACCCGCTGGCCGCCGAGATCGCCTCCCACAACCCGCGGTTCATCTACCGGCTCGACGACCCCGCCGGATCCACCTCGGCGGCTGACTCCACCGGCAAAAGCCCGCCCATGCCCGTACTCAGCAGCAAGTACGGCAAAGGGGCCTTGTCGTTCGGCGCCGCGGTGACCGCCAACGACACGGTGACCGGTGTCTTCACCGGCAGCAGCGGCACCGTGGCCCACTTCGGCAACCCCAGCGTCGGCGCGAACACCTTCGGGCCCTGCACGTATCTGTCGCTGACCGGCGCGGGCATCACCGGGCCGGTCGACGCCGGCGCCGGATGGACGCGCATGATCGCGTTCCGGTACACCGGCCCGACCCCCGCCTACGCCGCGGACCTGTGGTGCTGCATGGACAACACCCGCAACTCCGCCGGAGCCCCGGCCGGGACCACGCTGATCATCAGCATCGACAGCACCGGGCATCTGGCCCTGAACTCCTCGGGCCCCAACTCCGCCGGAGCCAATCTCTTCGTCCCTCCGTGGCCAGCGGTCACCGACGGCAACTGGCACCTGCTGTTCCTGACCCAGAACGCGGCCACCGGCCAGCGGACCTTCCGCCTCGACGACAGCGGCTTCACCCAGACCATCCCGGCGGGCAACATCCCGCAGGGCCTGACCATGGACAGCATCGGCGCGTTCGTCGACAACCAGATCCGCTTCACCAGCAGCAACTTCGGCGGCGAGATCGCCTTCGTCGCCGAATTCCCCACCGCCCTGGCGGTCAGCGACCGCGAGAACCTCTACAGCGCCTGGAAAGCCTCCTGCGCCGGGGAATCCACCGACGCCCGCTACGCGCGGATCCTGCGCTACGCCGGATACGCCGGGCCCACCAGCATCCAGACCGGCCTGACCACGGCCATGGGCCCGGCCGACTTCGGCGGACAGGACGCCGTCACCGCCCTCCAGGCCGTCGTCGACACCGAAGGCGGCGCCCACTTCGTCGACGGCTCCGGGACCGTCACCTTCCAGTCCCGCGCCGCCCGCTACAACACCCTCACCCCCGCCTACGTCTTCGGCGAGCGCGTCGACCTCGGCGAATTCCCGTACGAGGACTGCCAGCCCGACCAGGACAGCGCCCACCTCGGCAACCAGATCGCGGTCACCCAGCAGGGCACCGGGCAGGTCTTCACCGCCGTCGACGACGCCAGCGTCAAGGCATACGCCCCCCGGACGCTGTCCCGCACGATCAACTCCCTGGACCCGCTGGAGTGCCAGGACGCCGCGTTTTACCTCGCCTCCCGCTACCGGCAGCCGCTGATGCGCCTGGCCGGCATCAAGCTCCACCCGTCGGCCTACCCGGCGCTGTGGCCGGTCTGCCTCGCCCTGGAGCTGGGCACCCGCGTCCGCGTCATGCGCCGCCCCGTCGGCGCACCGGCCACCAGCTACGAGCAGTTCGTCGAAAACCTCGCCTGGACGCTCGACGACAAGGGCGACGCCGTCCTGACCGTCCAGACCTCCCCAGCCGACACCACCCCCTACGGCCTCTTCGCCGCCTGGCACACCACCCTCAAGACGGCCGCCGCGATCGGCGCGACCACGATCACCGTCAACAACAGCCAGGACAACACCAACCCGCTGGCCGCACAGCTCGCCCAAGGGCAGCAGCTCAAGATCGAGCCCGGCGTCACCAACGCCGAGACCGTCACCGTGCAGTCCGTCGGCAACACCAGCCCCGGCTGGACGTCGGCGGTGATCACCCTGACCGCGCCGCTGGCCAAGGCCCACGCCGCAGGCATTGCGGTGACCGAGCTGCTGCCCACCGGACTCACCAACCCGGCCGCATGGGACACCGCCACCTCGATGTTCGACACCGCGACATTCGCCTACTAGGAGGCGCCCGTGCCCCGCATCGTCCCCGTGATGGCGCAGAAAGCCCCCGGCGACCTGATCACCGGCGCCCTGTGGAACGCCAACGTCAAGGCGCTCGGGGACTTCCTCACCGGAACCCCCGCCTTCTGGGGCTACCAGTCCTCCGCCCAGGCCGTCGCGAACGCCACCTTCGCCAGCATCACCTTCGACACCGAGATCATCGACACAGAAGGCGGCCACTCCACCGCCACCAACACCAGCCGGTACGTGTGCCAGGTCGCCGGCACCTACTCCGTCCAGGCCAGCGTCTGCTGGGCAACGAACACCAGCGGATTCCGTGCCTCCCGGATCACCAAGAACGGCACGACCGTCCCCACCAGCGAGCAGATCATCGCGCCCGTCAGCGGCTTCGCCACGACCGCGTTCACCGCCACCGACGTCGCGCTCGCCGTCGGCGACTACATCGAGCTGGGCGGCTACCAGTCCAGCGGCGGATCCCTGTCCACCACCAGCAACGGCGGCTTCGACTACACCAGCTACCTGCGCGCCCGCTGGGAGAGCAACTAGCCCGGGGAGGGCTCATGGTCACACCCGATTGGCGCCGCCTGGTCGACCACGTGATGGCCGTTCCGGAGCGGATCTACGAGCACTGGAACAGCTCCGACGGCTGGGACAACGACACCGAGTTCGGCAAGCAGTTCGGCGAGAACCGCGTCTCCTGGTGCGTGATCTTCGACTGGGACATGTACGCCGACGTGGACCTGAAGGCTGTCGTGCCGAAGGTCGACAACGTCAACGTCTTCACCAACTGGGCGAAGCAGCGCGGCCAGTGGTCGGAGTACCCCAGCCTCGGCGCCTGGGTGAACCTGTCGAACGGCGGCCACACGGAGATCGTCACGGGGTTCGACGAGGTCTACGTCTACACCAAGGGCGGCAACTCCGTGAAGGCCGGCTCGACCGACAACGGCCAGGGCAACGGCGTCTGGTCGCACAAGACGCTCCGCCGTTCGTCGCACGTCGTCGGCTACTTCGCGCCGCGCTTTCCCGACGGGATCTGCCCGCCGACCGCCGACCCCGCCGATCCGCGCGGCGGCAAGCCGGTCGCCGCCTGGCGCTGGACCGGACCGGCCGCACCCACCACCCCGCAGAACAAGCCCGAGGAGGACACCATGCCCGCACCCGTCGATGTCTGGGCCTACAAGAACACCAAGGCCGGCGACAAGCACGACATGCACCAGGCGCTCGTCAACGCCGAGACGAACAGCGCCAAGGCCGCGTCCGCCGTCGCCGCGCTCGACGCGAAGGTCGCCAAGCTCGCGGTCGGCGGCGTCGACCTGGACGCCCTGGCGGCGAAGGTGGCCGCGCTGCTCCCGCGCCCGGCGACGGCGGCCGAGATCGCCGACCTGCTCGCGGCCCGGCTCAAGGCGTGACCGTGGCCGCCGAACTCCCCGCGCGCGGCACACCTGAGTACCGGTGGTGGATGGCCGGCGCCGAGGCCGAAGCCGCCGCTCGCAAGGAGGGCCGCAGCAAGGCCGGGCTCGCCGTCCGGGACTTGGTCGACGGCCTGGCCGAGCACCAACCGGACATGACCGAGGCGGACATCGCCGCCCTCGTCGCCTACGTCTTCGGCGCCACCGAGACGCCGATCCCCACCCAGCAGAACGGATTCGCCATGAGCAGCATCGGACTTCCGCCCGTGACCACCGTCGTCAAGGACGCCAGGACGTACGCCGTCGACCTCGCCGAGCGGGTGGCGTCGACCTTCGTCGTCGCGACCGGCGGTGTCCTGATCACCGCGACCACCGACACCGTCGGGCACCTGAGCTTCTGGCAGAGCGTCGCGGCCGGCGGCGTCGCCGCGGCGGGATCGCTCGTGAAGGGCATCCTCGCGCGGGCCTTCGGCACCAAGGACAGCGCCTCGCTGGCCAAGGGGGTGTGATGCGGGCCGCGCCGGTCCGGCTGGCGTGCGCCCGGGTCGGCTGGCGCGGCCTGGCACTCGTGCTCTCCGGGGTCGCCTGGATCTCCTACGGCGCCGGCCTGACCGTACAGCCGCGGTACGGCACCGTCCGGGGGATCACGGTGCTGCTGCACCTGCTGCCGATGACGGCCTGGGGGTGTCTGTGGATCGCGTGCGGCGTGGCCTGCCTGCTCTACGCGCTGGCCGGCACGGGGCGGGACCAGTCCGGATTGGTGGCGGCGGTGGTACCGCCGCTGCTGTGGGCGGTCGCCTACGCGCTCGGGGGAATGGTGGGGGTGGGGGTGGCCTGGTCGGGGGTGGCACCGTGGGCGTCCCACGCCGGACTGATCTACGTGATTGCCCGGGTGACGCGTCCGCCGCGGATCGTGGTGGTGGGGGCCGATGGAGAATCCTGAGACCTGGCTCGGCGTGCTGGCCATCGCCATCACGACGGCCGGCGCGGTCGTGATGAAGTGGATCAACCGGGGCCGCCCAGAGGTTCAGTTGTACGAGCCCGCGGATCTGGACGGCGCCGACCTGACGACGATCGCGGGCATTGCCACGGTCGTCAGCCGTCAGTCCCTGAAGATCTCCGCGCTGGAGGCGAAGACCGCGGCGCAGGGCCGGTATCAGCGTGTGCTGGTGGCGGCCCTGCTGCGCGCGGGCGTCCCGGTGCCGGACCCTGACCCTGAAGACGAGCCGCTGATACGCGGCTGACCACTGCGCCCCCGCTCGGCTCCGGCCGCGCGGGGGCGCTTTCGGCGTTCAGTCCTCGCGCAGCGCGAGGTCCGGCCGGCACCGCGGGCAGGGGGTCGCGGGGTACGCCGGGTTGGCGAGGGAGTCTCTCGCGGCGCCGCGGTTGAGGGGGGACATCTGCTCGGTGCTGCCGGGGCAGCCGTGCCGGTGCAGGATCGGCATGCGATCGCCCTGGATCGGCTCCAGGCGCCACCATTCCATGCCGGCGGGCGGCTGTATCCGTGGCAGGGGCCGGCCCGCTTCCCGCTGCGCCTTCCGCTCAGCCGTCGCGATCGCCTGCTGCACTTCCGCGAGCTGGAGCCGCAGGTGTGTCTCGATGACACGGAGGCGCGGCAGATCCGGTGGCAGCTCGCTCATGTGTTCGATACTAGCTCCGCGCTGATAGACGAGCATCCGGGCGGGCGTGCCTAGGCTGCGCGCGCGGCCTTGTGGAGGCCCTGGATCGTGTCGATGGCGTGTCCGACTCCGGCCGCGGCGATCGCGACGTGCAGGGCCTCGGCCGCCGCAGACGCTTCGATCATCAGCTCCTCGTGCCGGGCGTCCTCGTCCTCGGTCCACGGGCGAAGGTGCGGGGAGGTCCATTTCGGGGCGTCCTTGACCGGCTCGGCCTCGGCGCGGCGCGCGGTGTCCACGGCCGTACGGTGCTCTTCGACGGCGGCCCATGCCTGGTGGGATCGTTTCTGTGCTGCGATCAGCTCGGGCGGGAAGTCGGTGTCGTCGGCCATGGGCGCACCTTACGACGGGCCTCTGACAACGGTGCACCCGACGCGCGTCACAGCGCCTGAACAGCCCGGACAATCAGCGTCCGCGCGTCCGCCCCGTAGACCGCTTGGGCCGCCAGCTCGGCGAAGGCGTCGGCATACAGGGCGATCTCCGGGGCCTGCGTGATCGTCAGGTGCCCCGAGACGAGCTCGACGCTCACCTGCTCCGCATCGAAGATCCAGAACCCCTCAACCGGCATCCTCGTCCTGTCCGGCCCGGCCGGGATGACGCCCACGCTGACGTTCGGCAGCGCGCTCACCGTGATCAGGTGCCCGAGCTGCCCCACCATTACCTCGGCGCCGCCGATCCCGGACCGCAGGACGGACTCCTCAAGGAGGAATGCGAAGGTCTTGCCCGGCTGGTGCAGCACCGCTTGCCGCTCCATCCGGGCGTCTACGGCCGCGGTCACATCGTCGACCTCGACGCGGCGCCGCTGGACCGCGCGGAGCACGGCCTCGGTGTAGGTACGGCTCTGGATCAGACCGGGGATGAACCACGACGAGTAAGACCGAAACCGGCTGGTGCGCTCGAACAGCGGGCGTACGGCGAGCTGCGCGTGCTTCAGGCCGGCGCGCTCCAGGCGGCGCCACTCGATGAACATGCCCTCGACGGCGCGGAGGGATTCGACGAGTTCGGGTGCCAGGGCGTCGGCGGCGCAGGCGCGGCACCAGACCCTGATGTCGTCGGCCGAGGGCGCGGTTCGGGCGTGCTCGATACGGCTGACCTTGGACGGGTACCAGCCGCACGCGGCGGCGAGGTCCCGGCCGGAGAGCCCGGCCTCCCGGCGGATCTCAGCCAGCCGGTCGGCCAGGACCCGCCGGGCCTGCTGCACGCTCGATGACGCGGAAGTGGGCATGGGTCAGATGGCCGGAGTGTACTCCGTGTGCGGGATGGCCCTGTCCCATACGGCCTCGAACGCCGCAGTGAGGGCCTTGGCCAGGTCGGGGTCGGTGCGGTACTCGCGGCCTTCGGCGGCGAGCTGCCCTTCGCCGGTGAAGTGGTGGAAGAGCACGGTCTCGTCGTCGAACACCCAGAAGTCCGTGGCGGGGAGCAGCAGGTCTACGGCATGGCGCCGTCCGAGCCACCTCACCGCCTCTCCGGCGGCGAGGTTACCGGGCGTCAGGTCGTACTCGTACAGGGCGTAGGGGTGCAGCGGTTCGGACACGACGCGGGCCCGGCGGACGGTCACGCCCCGGGAGACCGCGGCGGCGACGTGGTCGTGCCAGCCGTTCCACCAGGAGCTGCGATCGGTGATGTCGAGCCGTCGCCCGTTCTGCCAGGCGATGAAAGCCGGGTCGTCCAGCATGTAGCTGTCGCGCGTCTCCAGATGGATCGCGGACCGCCGGGCCTTCGCGAGGGCTTCACGTGCTGGGGGTTGCACTGTCGTCTCCGTCCGGGCGGGGGATGTACTGCAACATCTCGGCGGGCAGCCGGATCATCGTCTCGTGGGGCGGGATCGCGGTGGAGTGGCCGGGGATCGAGCCGACCTCCTGGGCCTGGAGGACGGTGGCCTCGTCGGCCTTGTACGACTGGATGATCAGGTCGCCGGTGGTGTCGTCGAGCCAGATGGTTGGGGATTCGTCGACCGGGGTGTTGCTGATGATCCCGAGGAACTTTAGGGCCAT